ATAGTGAGCTGATCGAAAAGATCGCTTCCCTGCCCACCTGTCAGTTTAACCGGCACTATGAGCAGGACAATCTGAACCATGATGTATTCACACTCTACTATTAAGGAGGATCTAAATTATGAGTAAACTTGTTTGGGACCAGTCCGGCAAGCGTCTGTATGAAACGGGCGTTGACCACGGCGTTCTTTATCCCATTCAGACCGGCGGCGTTTATTCCAAGGGCGTCGCGTGGAACGGTCTGACCGCCGTCACCGAAAGCCCCTCCGGTGCGGACGTCAACGACATCTATGCCGACAACATGAAGTACCTCGGTCTGGTGGGCGCGGAGAAGTTCGGCGCTACAGTTGAGGCTTACACTTATCCCGATGAATTCGCCGAGTGCGACGGCAGCGTTGAACTGGTGAAGGGTGCGACCATCGGCCAGCAGAACCGCAAGGTCTTCGGCATGGTCTACCGCACGGTCATCGGCAACGATGTTGACGGCAATGAGCACGGCTATAAGCTGCATCTGATCTACGGCGCAACCGCCGCTCCGTCCGAAAAGGCGTATAACACCATCAACGAGGACCCCGAAGCCATCACCTTCAGCTGGGAGCTGAGCACCACCCCGGTCAATGTCACCGGCCACAAGCCTACCGCTTCCCTGACCATCGACTCCACCAAGGCCGACCCCACGAAGCTGGCCGAGCTGGAGAAGATCCTGTTCGGCGACACCGAAACCGAGCCTCGTCTGCCTCTGCCTGATGAGATTGCGCAGCTTCTGAACGTTGCCTGATGCACTGAATTATGAAAACCGGGGAGTCGTATTCCGTTTGGCGGGCGGCTCCCCAACTTTTTACTTTTGAAAGGAGAAACCCACTATGCTGAAATACCCTATCACTTACACTGATTACAACAATGTGGTCCGCACAGAGGACTTTTATTTCAATCTGAACAAGGCCGAGGTCATGGAAATGGAGCTTGGCACCACCGGCGGATATACCGAGATGATCCGCAAGATCATTTCTGCGCAGGATACGCCGACGCTGGTCACCGTATTCAAGGAATTCATCCTGAAGGCATACGGCGAAAAGTCTCCCGACGGTAAGCGGCTGATGAAGTCCAAGGAGATTGCGGAGGCTTTTGCACAGACGGAGGCTTACTCCGAGCTGTTTATGTCCCTGGCGACCGACGCGGACAAGGCCGCGGCTTTTATCAACCAGGTGCTGCCGAAGCAGATGGTCAGCGCCCCTGCACAGCCTGCGGCGACAAACTGACAACGAAGGAAATGGAGGATAAGAGATGCTCCGAATCACGATTCCGGAAATGGAATTCTGGGATGAGAGAAAAGAGGAGTTCCGCTATACCAAGGAGCAGACGCTGCAACTGGAGCATTCTCTTGTTTCTCTTTCAAAATGGGAGTCCAAATTCTGCAAGCCATTTCTCTCCAAGCAGGAAAAGACGCTTGAGGAGACCATTTACTATGTAAAATGCATGACGCTGACGCAGAACGTGAACCCCGATGTTTACAACCGCCTTACCGATGCCAACATCGAGGAGATCAATCGCTATATCGAAGCGCCCATGACCGCAACCCGCTTTTCCGACGAGAGAAACGGACGGCCGGGACGTGAGCAGATCACGGCGGAGTTGATCTATTACTGGATGATCGCGCTGAACATCCCGCCGGAATACCAGAAATGGCACTTGAACCGGCTTTTGACCTTGATCAAGGTATGCGAGGTCAAGAACCGGAAGCCGAAGCGGAAGAGTCAGGGCGACATCATGAGGCGGAACGCCGCTTTGAACGCGGCACGAAGAAAACAGCTTAACACGAAGGGATAAGGAGGAATGCGACTATGACTGCTCAGCAGCGGCTGATCGCCACGGCAAGAGCCGAGATCGGTTATCTGGAAAAAGCGAGCAACGCACAGCTTGACGACAAAACGGCCAACGCCGGCGACCGCAACTGGACCAAGTACGCGAGAGATCTGGACGCGCTTGGTTTATACAACGGAGCAAAAAACGGCTACGCCTGGTGCGACATGCTCTGCGACTGGTGTTTTATCAAGACCTTCGGACTGGAGAAGGCCCTGGCAATGACCGGGCAGGTTCTCGGCGGCTACGGTGCAGGATGCACGGAGAGCGTACGCTACTATAAAAATCTCGGCCGTTTCTTCGCCCAAAACCCGCAGAGTGGAGACCAGATCTTTTTCTCAAAGGATGGCGGCAAGTCTTTTTACCACACCGGTCTTGTGGAAAAGGTGGAGAATGGACGGGTCTACACCATTGAGGGCAATACCTCCAGCGCGGCGGGCGTTGTGGAAAACGGTGGCTGCGTCCGAAACAAGTCCTACGCATTGAGCTACGAGAAGATCGGCGGTTACGGCCGCCCTGACTATTCCATCATCACAGAGGAGGAAGATGACATGGACCAGGCAACTTTTGACAAGATGTTTGCCATTTCGATGAGCAAATACCGCGGTGACCTGCGGGACAACGACAGCGGAAGCTGGAGCCAGGAGGCGAGGGACTTTGCCATTCGGGAGGGCCTTTTCGCCGGAAACGGCACCTGTGCTAAAGACGGACAGCCGAACATGATGTGGGAGGATTTCCTGACCCGTGAGCAGGCTGCCCAGCTTCTTTACCGCTTTGCCCGAAAATACGGGCTGGCATGACGATGATCTCTCTGCATGGAAAGCGCCTTGCCAAAAAGAAGCGCCGCAGCGTGATCGACCATCTTGCCGGACTCGGATTTACCAACCGACTGGCGCTTTACATTATCGCATTTCTTGCGGCGGGATTGATCGGCGGCTTTTATCTTGCCAGAGAGAGTATTCAAACCGGTTATACCGGTGCGCTAATGTGCTGGACGGTGGTTTTTACCCCAATCGGGACCGCGGCCAGTCTTGTGCTGGGGAAAATCGTGACAAAGAGCACGATCGAAAACTGCGGAGCTGACGGAGAGGGCATTAAATACGCAGCCGCGAAAGCTGCCGGTTTCACGACCGCCAATCAAGAGGGTTCGGAAGAGAGCCCCGCTATTTAGGAGGAGAACGCATTATGGATGCACTAAATCTTTCGGTACTGCTGAGCATTATTGCCGGTATCACGGTGATGACCAATATCATCGTGCAGGTTCTGAAAAAGATTACTTGGGACAAGATCCCGACTAATCTTCTGGCACTTATCATCGCCGAGGCGCTGACGCTTGCGTCCGGAGGCGCTTACGCGCAGATGAACGGCATTGCACTGACCTGGTATCTGGTTGTCGGTGCAATCGTTGTCGGGTTCATGGCGGCTTATGCCGCAATGTTCGGCTTTGATAAGCTTCAGGAAGTTCTGAAGGGACTCCAGAAGAAAGCAGAATAAACAGGAGGCCGGAATGATCACATTTCGACAGCAGGGCGACTTTTCCAGACTGACGCGGTTTCTGGAACGGGCCAAGGAAGCGGTGAAGCTTGGCGACCTCGATAAATACGGTCAGGCCGGCGTGGCCGCTCTGGCTGCCGCAACGCCTGTCGATTCGGGTTTGACGGCTAAATCGTGGTCCTACAAGGTTACGAACCGGGGCGGCGTCGCCACGATCACATTCAACAATTCCAACATTCAAAATGGTGTCCCCATTGCCATCATTCTGCAATACGGGCATGGAACGGGGACCGGAGGCTGGGTACAGGGACGAGATTACATCAACCCTGCGATCCAGCCCATTTTTGACCGCATTGCAAATGACGCATGGAGGGAGGTTACAAAGACATGAGCACGACGGTTGACGAAAGAGTCGTAGAAATGCGATTTGACAACAAGCAGTTTGAAGCTAATGTGCAGACGAGCCTGTCTACGCTGGAAAAGCTGAAACAGAGCCTGAATCTGGAGGGCGCTACCAAAGGGCTTGAAAATGTCAATGCAACGGCCAAGCGGTTTGATATGTCCGGCGTGTCCGACGCCGTGGAAACAGTCAAGGCGCGCTTTTCGGCGCTGGAGGTCATGGGTATAACCGCCCTCGCCAACATCACCAATTCGGCGGTCAACGCCGGAAAACGGATGATAGAGTCTTTGACCATTGCGCCGATCTCACAGGGGTTTGACGAATATGAATTGAAAATGGGTTCGATCCAGACCATCATGATGAGCACCGGAGCGTCGCTGGAGGAAGTCAACAAATACCTGAACGAGCTGAACACTTATTCCGATAAGACGATCTACTCGTTTCAGGACATGACCTCCAACATCGGTAAATTCACCAATGCGGGCGTTGGGCTGGAAGATGCCGTCATGGCTATTCAGGGCGTTTCCAATGTGGCCGCGGTCTCCGGCGCAAACACCAATGAAGCCTCCCGCGCCATGTATAACTTCGCACAGGCGCTGAGCGCCGGTTATGTCAAGCTGATCGACTGGAAATCCATCGAAAACGCCAACATGGCGACGGTAGAGTTCAAGACACAGCTTCTGGAGTCCGCCGTAGCCTGCGGCACGCTGACCAAGACTGCCGACGGCATGTATAAGACGGTCAAGGGCAATGTGATCGACGCGACGCACGGCTTCAACGACAGCTTGCAGGACCAGTGGATGACAACCGATGCACTGGTCGGAACATTGCGCCAGTACGCCGACGAAACGACTGAGATCGGTAAAAAGGCGTTCGCAGCGGCACAGGACGTTAAGACTTTCAGCCAGCTTATGGATACGCTGAAGGAAGCAGTCGGCTCCGGTTGGGCTATGACATGGGAGATCCTCTTTGGTGACTTTGAGGAAGCAAAGGTTCTGTGGACCAGCCTGAGCACTACTATCGGCGGGTTTATCGACGCGCAGTCGAACGCACGCAATGAACTGCTGAAGGGCTGGAAAGATCTTGGCGGCAGAGCGAAGCTGATCGAGGGACTGAAGAGCGCTTTCGAGGGGCTGGTCAGCGTCATCAAGCCGATCAAGGAAGCGTTTACCGCCATGTTCCCCGCAGTCACAGCACAGCGCATTTACGAACTGACGGACTCCTTCGCCAAATTTACCTCCAAGCTGAAGCTGAGCGACACCGCATCGCAGAACCTGAAAGATACCTTTTCGGCATTGTTCGGCGCGGTGGAGCTGATCGGCGAAGCGTTCGGCGCTTTGTGGAACGCCTTTGCTCCCGTTCGGGCAGAAGCCGGTGCTTTGCTGGAAACCATCCTCGGCTTTACCGGGGAAACCGGGCGCATGGTCACAAACGTGGAGGAACTGATCCGCGAGGGCGGACTGTTCACCACGATCGCCAACGGAATCGCAGCGGCGCTCAGCGCGATTATCAGCGGCATCAAAATGGTGAAGCAATTTGTCGGTGAAAATCTGGCAGCCGTCGGCTTTGAGACCTTCCATGCGCTTTTGGAGCGCGTGCAGACACGGCTGAGCCAAATCGGAAGCGGCGCCAGCGACATGAAGTCGGCGGTTACGGATGCTTTTGCATCCATCGGCGCATCGCTCTCCAATTCCAAGTTCTATCAGATGCTGGAAGCAATCGGCAAGGCGCTGAAAACCATCGGCAGCGGTATTGTCAGCGCGTTCGGCTCCGCTGCCGGAAACATCATCGACAAGCTGAGCAACGCCAATTTCAGCGGGATCATCGACCTGCTTAACGGCATCTCTCTCAGCGCCATCGCCATCGGCATTACGAAATTCCTGAAAAGCGCGAAAGACCTTGTAGACACCGGCGCAAGCATCAAGGAGTCTATCCTTGGCATTCTGGACAGCGTCAAGGGCTGCTTCGAGGCGTGGCAGCAGGACATTAAAGCCGGTACACTTATGAAGATCGCTACGGCGGTCGGTATTTTGGCGGCTTCGCTGGTGGCGCTTTCTTTCATCGACAGCGACAAGCTTGCGTCTTCTCTCGGCGCGATCACGGTGCTATTTGCCGACCTGATGGCGGCTATGGCCGTGTTCAGCAAGATCGATGTGATGCAGAAAGGCATTACCCGATCCTGCACCGCCATGCTGGCTATGTCCATCGCAATCGGTATTCTTGCCGGCGCTATGGTCACGCTCAGCAGTCTTGACTGGGAGGGTGTTTCCAGAGGACTGGTGGCGATCGCCGGACTGTCGGCTATCGTGGTAGCGTCGTCTAAGGCGATGTCCAGCGGCAGCGGGCAGATGATCAAGGGCGCAGGCAGTCTTATTTTGTTCGCCGGAGCGGTCAAGATTTTGGCTTCCGTCTGTGCGGAACTTGGCGGCATGAAATGGGATGAAATGAAACAAGGGCTGCTTGGTGTTGGCGTGCTGCTGGCAGAGATCGACGTGTTTCTCCGGACGGCAAAGTTCGGGAGCGGTGCGATCAGCACGGCGGCGGGCATCGTTATACTTGCTGCGGCAATCAAAATACTGGCTTCCGCGGTTAGCGACCTCGGCGGCATGGATTGGGAGAACATGAAGCAGGGGCTTCTCGGTCTCGGCGCGGTGCTGGGCGGTCTTGCCGTCTTTACGAAATTCACCAGCGGCGCACAGAATATGGTGGGTATCGGAGCCGGTCTTGTTCTGGTGGGCGCATCTATCAAGATCTTCGCCTCTGCGATCAGCGATCTGGGGTCTCTTGACCCCGGTCAGCTTGTACAGGGGCTGACAGGTATGGGGGTTGCCCTGGCTGAGATCGCTATTGCGCTGAAGGTCATGCCGAAAAATACCATCGCAGTCGGCGCGGGTCTTGTCGTGGTCGGCGCGGCGTTGGAACTGGTGGCCGACTCGGTCGGAAAGCTGGCAAAGCTGACCTGGGATCAGGTTGAAACAAGCATGGTGACACTTGGCATTGCACTCGGCGAACTGGCTTTGGCATTGAACCTGATGAACGGCACGCTTGCCGGTTCTGCGGCACTTTTGGTCGCGGCCGGTGCGCTGGCGATCCTTGCACCGGTGCTGAGTCTGCTGGGCGCTATGAGCGGCGAGGCGATCGCCAAGAGCCTTATCACGCTGGCGGGCGCTTTCACCGTGATTGGTGTAGCAGGTGCAGTGCTTTCGCCCGTTATTCCCGCCATTCTCGCCTTGTCCGGCGCTCTGGCGCTGATTGGCGTCGGCGTATTGGCGCTCGGTACGGGACTTCTGGCGGCCGGAGCAGGCATTTCCGCACTGGCTGTCGGCATCACCGCATTGGCGGCATCCCTTGCAGCAGGGGCAACCGGCATCGTAGCTTCGCTGAGCATGATTGTTCTCGGCTTTGCCGACCTTATTCCAGCAGTAGCGGTGAAGATCGCGGAGGGCGTCGTTACCTTTGCTACGGCTATCGCGTCTGCCGCTCCCGCGTTGATCGCGGCGGCTACGACGGTGATCCTCTCCTTGATGCAAGCCATTCAGGCAACAGCCCCCGCCATCATGGACACGGTGGCAATGCTGCTGACGCAGCTTCTTTCCACCATCGCAAGCTATCTTCCGCAAATCATTCAGTCCGGCTGCGACATCATCGTTAATTTCCTGCAAGGAATCCGTAACAACATTGGACAGATCGTGGAAACTGCGGTTTCCGTGGTGCTGGAATTTGTCAACGCGGTAGCCGCTCAGATCCCGGTGGTGGTCAACGCCGGATTTGATCTTATCATCAACTTTATTGACGGACTCGGACAGGCCATCGAGGAGAACACCCCAAGGCTTGTGGAGGCGGTCGTCAACCTTGGCGGGCATATCATTAACGGTCTTGTCAAGGGCATTTCCAGCGGCGTGAACGCAGTCAAGGATGCAATCGTGAATGTAGCGCAGAACGCCATCAACGGATTCAAGAACTTCCTTGGCATCAACTCGCCGTCCAAAGTCTTTACGACTCTCGGCCAGTACACGGTGGACGGCCTGATCAACGGCGTTCAGAACAAACTCAAGAGCGCAAAGGAGTCGATGGAGCAGCTCGGCACTACGCTGCTCAACGGCATCCGGAATTTCCTCGGCATTCACTCGCCCTCTGTCGTATTCCGTGAGGAGGTCGGTAGGTACATCGTACAGGGCATTGCCGAGGGCATCAAGAGCGACATGAGCGCCGAAGAGGCCGCCGAACAGAAGGCAAAGAACATTGTCAACGCATTCAAGACCGAGCTTGACAAGCTGAGCCTTGACACCACCACGGCAGACCTTGAATACCAACTCTGGGAGAAGCTGAACCCCAACGCCACCAGCGCGGAAAAAGCAGCCATGAACATGAGTCTGCTGGCAAACAAGTTGGAACTTCAGGCGAGCCGCGTTCAGTTGGCGCAGGGCGAGTATCAGAATACGCTGGAAACGCTTGGAGCCACCAGCGAGAAAACGCAGGAGGCTTACAACAAGCTGATCCAGGAGCAGCTTTCCCTCGCTACACTTGCTGAAGAACTGCAAAGCGCCCAGCAGACCGAGGTGGAGCGGAACCGGACCGCCTTTCAGGCTTACGCCGACTATCTCAACGAGTCGCAGGACGATCTGCTTCGTCTCGGTTTCACCATGGACGAGATCAAGGCCGCGGCGCAGGAGCGTTCCGGCTGGGACCCCAACTCCATGGCATCCAATATGGACATCGACGTTCAGCAGGTGGTCGCGGCGGCAATGGGCAGTGTGCAGGTTGCGTATCAAAGCAACGTCCAGTCGACTTTCAGCGGCCTTATCACGCAGACCATCGGCATCGGCACCAGCATGGCGCAGGGTATTGGGACTGGCGTTCAAAATGGCACCCCGCAGGCGGTCAATTCGCTGCAAACGCTGGCAACCACTTGCTCTGCCAAGATCAATGAGCAGTACCCAACCTGGGTGCAAGGTGGCAAGTATCTGGTGGACGGCTTTGTGCAGGGCATTCGGAGCAACATTGAAGCGGCGGCTGCGGCAGCTGCGGAAATGGCGATGGCGGCTTATTCGGCAGCCATGGCTTCCATCGAGGTGGCATCTCCCTCCAAGAAATTCGCGGAACTGGGTATGTACGCCGATCTTGGATTTGCAAAGGGTCTGAGGGACTATGCCTACCGCGCGGAAAAGGAATCTGCCGATATGGCAACGAGCAGTCTGACCGGAGCGACCTCTATTGTTTCCAAGCTGTCTGACGCTATCAACGGCAATCTGGATGCCGAACCCACCATCCGCCCGGTTCTTGACCTGAGTAGTGTGGAGCACGGCGCGACCCGCCTAAGTTCTCTGCTGAGTCAGAGCAAGGCGGCGACCATCCGCATCGGCATGGTACCGGAGGAGGAGCGCGGCACAGACACTGCCGACGGTTCCAGAGCCGGAAACACTTACACCTTTACCCAGAACAACTATTCGCCGAAGGCGCTTTCCCGTCTTGACATCTACCGTCAGACAAAGAACCAGTTCTCGGCGCTGAAAGGAGCGGTGAGCAGAGCATGATCAAAGCGATCACGGTGACAACGCCCAAGGGCGAGTCGCTGAAGTTGACATTGGCAAATCCAGAAGAGTCCGGGCTCATCGTGAAATCCATCGAGGGGCTGGGACCGAGCAAGGCAAACATCAACACCACGGAGCTGGCAACGATGGACGGCAGCGTCTATTCCTCAGCCAGAACCACGGAGCGCAACATCGTTCTTACGCTGGCGATGATGTTTGCGCCAACCATTGAGGACAGCCGTCAGAAGACCTACCACTTCTTCCCGGTCAAGGGAAAGGTGAAGCTGGTGATCGAAACCGATAACCGGCAGGTACAGACGGAGGGCTATGTGGAGTCGAACGAACCGGATATTTTCAGCGAAGCGGAAACGGCTCAGATCTCTATTCTCTGCCCCGACCCGTATTTCTACGATGCGTCCGGTTCGTCGACGCTTTTCATGGACGCTTCGGCGCAGTTCGAGTTCCCGTTTTCTAACGAGTCTGTGACGGAGCCTATGATCGAGTTCAGCATTATCCGCATCGACTCCAGAGCGATCATCAACTATGAGGGCGACTCTGATACCGGACTGATCATCACACTGCATCCGGTGGCGACGGTATCGGACATCACCCTCTACAACGTAACCACCAAGGAATCCATGGCAATCGACACCGACAAAATCGCCGCGATCACGGGCATCGCTTTCGCACCCGGGGACGACATCATCATCTCCACGATCAAAGGCGACAAGTATGTGCGGTTGCTGCGAAACGGATTCTACATCAACATCATCAGCGCGCTTGCCAAAGACGCGGACTGGCTCCAGATCACGCCGGGCGACAACATCTTTGACTTTACGACGGATTCCGCTGAGACCAAGACGAACCTGATGGTGACTTTCAGTTACCGAAAGGCTTACGGAGGTGTGTGAGCATGGAAGCGTGGATCTTGGATCAAAATGCGGCTTCCCTTGCGGTGCTGGACACCTTTCAGTCCTTTATCTGGAC